ATTAGAAGATAACGATGAGGTTATTACGATTGAGGATAATAAAAAATTGGTTATAGATGGTATATCTGTAATGTATTTAGTAGGAATGACTATAGATTATAAACGGGATATCTTTGGTTCTATCTTACATATAGATAATCCTAATGTAACATCTAGTTGTGGATGTGGAGAATCGTTTAATGTTTTATAATATAAAAAATACGATATTAGATTGGTTAGTTCCTATAAATATATGTATTATTATTATTTGTTTAGGAATGTTGTTGACAAAAGATGTTTATTCTGCAAATGGTCAGATACCAGTACCTTTACAATGTGTTCCTGCTGCTGAAAAACTTAAAGTAATAGAAAAATTAGAAAATGAATTAGGAGAAATTTTGATTTTTAGTGGATTTTCTTCAAAAGATATTCATTCTATAGAAGTATTTATAAATCCAGAAACAGGAACTTGGACAGCAATAGGTACTAATTTAATGAAGGTATGTATTCTTGATTATGGAGTACAAGGACAAATAAAAAATTTAAATAAACTAGGACAAGGTGTGTAATGGCAACATACTTAACATTATCAAATAGAGTTTTAGAATCTTTAAATGAGGTTCCATTTTCTACAACAGATTCAGGAACAGAGTTTGCTGCATCCAGAGGTATTCAAACTGCTGTAAAGACTTTTATTAATCAATCAATAAATGATATTTATAATGCAGAATTACAATGGTCTTTCCTACATTCTGATGGAACACAGGTAACAACAGCAGGAACGGCTGAGTATAGTCTACCTTCTGATTATAGACATGTGGATTATGATACCTTTATTGTAACTCCCACACAGTTAGTATCTACTAATAACTTTTCTTCTGATGCAAACTGGACTCATTCTAGTAGTTCTATTAGTGGTGGCTTTCTAGTTCTGGATCAGAATGATTCGGCACAGCAAACGATTACAACTTTTGTAGATAATAGACAATATAGAGCTACATTTAGAATTACAGGAAGTACCGTTACACTTAAAGTAGGAACAAGTTCAGGTGGAACTGAGATTAAGAGCGAAGACTTTACAGTAGCAAATACAGGTGAAGGACAAGTACATACCACTACCTTTGGAGCAACGGCATCTACTCTTTATATAACTCTTACGAATACTACCAGTACTCAAGCTAAAGTAGACTTTATTAATATTACTGAAGATATTGATCCTCAAAGACTCCAGTATATTACTTATGAACAATTTGCTAGAGATTATAGAGAAACAGATGCTTCTATAGATTCCAGTAGTTATGGTACACCAGAGTATGTATATCCTACTCAAGATGGTAAATTTGGATTACATCCTATACCTGATAGAGGTAATTATACTGTTCTATTTGAGTATTGGACAACCCATACAGAACTATCTGCTTATGATGATAGTCCTACTCTTGCCACACGATATCAGGATATTGTTGTGAGTAAATCAAAGTATTATACATATATGTTGAGAGGAGATATTCAAATGGCTCAGATGTGTTTACAAGAATATCTTCAAGGTATTACACGAATGAGAGTTGAATTAATTAATAGAGATGAAATAATGAGGTATGTATAATGTATGTAAATCCAGATGATGCTAAAGTAAAACAACTCCATGCTGATATTGGAAAAACTTTACCAGAACAAGTAAAGCTTACTAAAGATACTCCAAGTTTATATGGTGGTGGTAAGATTAAGAAGAAGTATAGTTATCGTAGAGGTGGGATGACCACGTTAAGAAAACCTAAGAGAGGAAAATAAAATGGTAGGAGCAGTAGTAAAGAAAGTAGTAATAGATGGTGTAGAATTCGCAATAGAAAACTGGAATAAATTTAAAAAGATTCATGATGCTATAAGGTTGGATCTTAAAGGCATAGAAAATATACCTACTGCTAGAAATCTTATATCAGAAGCCCTCAAACTAAATGTTAAAAATGTACCAAAATTTGTTAATAGGGGTGATTCAGACGGATTAATGAGGGCACTTGAAAAACAGATAGATAGAAGTAAATATACTCCTAAATATGGACAGCAAAAGCCTTATAAGAAATATACAGAGGAAGTTGACGCTACAGTTACTGATCGAACATCAAAAGCAAAAGCTTCTGGTGGTAAAGTTTATGGTAACTCTACTAGGAAGCCTAAGTATAAGGCAGGTTAATGGCAACTAGAATTATTAATGCTGCTGCTACTTTAGGAGATACAAGTTTAACGAATATCTATACTTGTCCTACTAATTATAAAGGAATTGTAAAGGAGCTTTGGCTAACGAATATAGATGGTACAAATGCTGTTGATGTTACAGTTAAATGGACAGATACTTCTGCAAGTGCAACATATGCAATTATAAGTACGAAGTCTGTAGCAGCAGATAGTTATCTTAGAATTGAGAGTGCTAATATAGTTCTGGAAGAATCAGATATTCTAAAGGTACAGGCAGGAGCAGCTAATGATCTTACTGTATCAGCTTTTATAGAAGAGATATATACACCAACGTAAAGGTAAATTATGGCAAGTAATGTACAAGCATCAGCTATAGCAACAGATGGAGGTCTAGTCTTAGATCGAGATCCTTTCTCTATTCCTCCAGGTGCTGCTGTAATTCTAGATAACTTTGAAGCAGATGCTGATGGTGGGTATAGTCGTATCAAAGGTACAGTAAAGTATGATACGAATGAACTAAGTGAAGCTAGTATATCTGGTGCTGGTTCTGGTGATATGCTGATGACAGCTTTATTTACAACAACTGCTACTACTCCTGTTAATATGGTTCTGGCAGCACGAGGTACAATTATAGCAAAGAGTACAGGAAGTGGCTGGTCTTCTGTACAAACAGGTAGAACAAGTGCAGAGAAGTATTCCTTTGCATTATATAATTTTAATGGAACAAATAAGATTATAGTAGCTGATGGGGCTAATGCTGCAATGTCTTATGATGGTTCTACAGCTACAGCAATTACAGCAACAGGAGCACCTTCTGATCCTGAAGTTGTGGAAGTATTTAAGAATCATATCTTCTTTGCAGGTATGGCGAGTAATAAACAAGAAGTAGTATTTGCTGCACCTTTTGCTGAAAATGATTTTACTGCTGCAAATGGAGCAGGATCAATTAAGGTTGATAGTCCAGTTATAGGACTTAAAACATTCCGTGATAAACTTATTGTATTTGCACAAGATGAAATTTATCAGGTTATAGGTACGAGTGGTGCTGACTTTCAGATGAATCCTATCACAAGAAAACTAGGTTGTCTGGATAGAGGAACAATACAAGAAGTAGGTGGTGATATTATTTTCTTGGCTCCTGATGGATTAAGAACTATTGCTGGTACGGAAAGAATTGGTGATATTGAACTTGGTACAGTCTCTAAACCTATACAAAAAAGAATTAATGAGATTAACTTTGATAATCTTAATTCTGTAGTAATAAGAGAAAAAAGTCAATACCGTTTATTTTATCCAGATGATGATAATGTAGAGACAGTTTGTAAAGGACTTATAGGAACACTTAAAAGAAACTTGGAAGGAACTGTAGGTTGGCAATGGTCTGACATTATAGGTATTAAACCTACATGTACAGATTCAAAGTATTTCGGATCTACTGAGTATATTGTTCATGGAGATGATAATGGATTTGTATATCGTCAAGAACAATCAAATAGATTTAATGGAAGTACAACTGATAGTTCCACAGGTACAGCTATATCAGCAGCATACAAAAGTCCAGATATAACTTTTGGAGATTCAGGTGTTAGAAAGAATATGCAAAGAATTTTATTAAATATTGAATCAGAAGGAGATCTTGACTTTAGCCTTCTAATGAGATATAATTATAATAACTCTGATACTCCTCAACCTTCTGCAATATCTATATCTGAAACATCTGGTGTTGCTGTTTTTGGTAATGCATTATCCACATTTGGAACAGCAGTATTTGGTTCTTTTGGTTCTCCTCTGATTAGAAAATCAATTGAAGGATCAGGTTTTTCATCAGCAGTTCATATCATAGATACTGCAAGTACAACACCATATTCTATTAGAGGATTTCAATTAGAGTATACTCCTGGAGGAAGATATTAATGGCTATTCAAGGGTACGATAAAACTTCTACATATAGTAATCTAGCTACTGGTAATGTAATTGAGGCAGCATACTTTACAAATGAGTATGCAGAAATATTTGATGCCTTTAAGAAAACAACCAGTACAACTGCCAGTGGTCATAGACATGATGGTGGTGATGCAATGGGTGGGTATGTTGCATTACTTTCTGATAGTGATAATGATACTAAAATTACTGTAGAAACTATAAGTATTTCTAGTGGAGCACCTAGTTATACAGATTCAGATACTATCACGATAATAGCAGGAAGTGCTACGATTGCAACGATTGATTC